TGAAGCCGAGTGTAACCACGCCGCTGGCAGCGGCGAATAACACCAATCTGGATAATGGGCTAACATCCACCAATTGGGGGGTGGAGCAGTATACGATCTCGCTGAATTTTTATGCGGCGACGCAGGATTTGAACATGGTGACCAGCCGTGTTGGGATTGCGAGCCAGTTTTTGCAGAATGCCTTTACCAATGGCGAGCAGGCGGCGCGCAGCCTGGACGAGTTGGCGCGCAATGCGTTGTTTGCGCCGTATTTCGGCGGCAATACGCGGGTGAGTACCACGCTCGGCACTGCCGGGGCCAGTGTGGAAGTCGATGATATTCGTGGTTTCCAAACGGTGTTTTCGAATGGCGTACAGCAGAATGTGTCGGCCACATATCCGCTATCGGTGACCGTTGGCGCCACGCTCTACACGCTGGTCGGCGTGACGCCGGATGCGACGAATGTCTCGACGGCGCCGAATGGCGTTTCCGGGCAGTTGTTGTTCTCAGGGAATGTGAGCGTTGCGGATGGCACGGCAGGGAATGCGGTGCAGGCGGCAACCGCGAGTTCCATCGTGCGGCCGGCGGGCCGGAGCAGTACGGCCGGGTTGCAGGCGACGGATACGCTGACGATGGGCAATCTGCTGGATGCCGTGGCGCTGTTGCGGCGCAATGCGGTGCCGCTCGTGGATGGCGTGTATAATTGCTATCTCGATCCCGTCTCGGCGCGGCAGCTTTTCTCGGACCCGGATTTCAAGCAGCTTTTTCAGGGCGCGACATCGTCCAACCCGGTGTTTCGCCAGGGGATGGTCAGCGATTTCCTGGGGCTTCGGTTCATCACCACGACGGAAGCCTATGTGCAGAACCATCCGAGCATTCAAAATCTCTATGTGCGAAGGCCCATCGTTTGCGGGCAGGGTGCGCTGATCGAGGGCGATTTCGCGGGCATGGCGGCGGATGATGTGGCGCCGAAGGATAGCCTGGTGAATGTGATCGATAATGTGGCGATGGTGACGCGCGAGCCGATTGACCGGCTACAGCAGATCATCGCGCAGAGCTGGTATTGGATCGGCGGATTCTGCGCGCCTTCCGATACCACGACGACGCCGTTGACTGTGCCGACCGCGACCAATGCCAATTACAAGCGCGCGGTGATGATTGAGCATATCGGTTAAGGAGCGCCGAACATGTCAACAGGTTCTACGCAACCATTCCGCCCCGCAGGCACCGCGAGTGCTGCGGCCTCCACCACGGTGAGGACGATTGCTCTGGCGGGCGGGGGGAGTGCCGTGCTGGTTTATAATGCAAGCAGCGCCACGGCTTTTTTCCGCTTGGGCGGTGCCACCGGGCTGAGGGCCACGACATCCGACACGCCGGTACCGCCGGGTGCGCGGATGCTCGTGGGCGGCGGTCCGTTCGTGAGCTTTGCGGCGGTGGTTCTGAGTGCGGGCACCGGCACGGTGTATTTCACCCTCGGCGATGGGGATACGTATTGAAATGTCAGGCAGTGCTGCGCTGTGTTTCACCGACGGCCAGAAGGCGGATATTCGCAGATTCTGCGGCTATCCCGCCTATGGCGCTGGAGCGTCCGGGTTCAACGGGTGGCGGTTTTTCCAGGCTTACGGCACGCTGGAATATCGCATGAATAATCTGGCGCCGGCCGAGTTGGCTGTGACGCTGCAATATCTCTCAACACTCGCAACACTCGAGGTCGCGATACCCGGAACATCCGAGAATCTCGATACGGAGGCGGCAGCGGCCTGGACGCATAACGCGGATGAGATGCGCGACAGGACCAATCTGTTCGATGGTTGGCGGCGGCGGTTATGCGGGTTTCTCGGCGTGCCGCCGGGGCCTGCATTGGCGCAGGCCGGCATGACGCTGGTGGTATGAGATGGATGGCGTGCGATTGGCGGACCGGCTTGCCTATGGGGCGGGTTGCGTCGCAAGGCGAGTTGGGTTTTTGCATGATGCTTACCGGCCAGACGGCCCTGCGGAGCCCTTGGCGCTTGCCAACCGGTTTCTGCGGTTATGCGTCGCCTTCGCATTGCCCGGAGGTTCCGTTGCCGCGCCGAGCGGCTTTGCGGTGCCGTATCGGCAGGCCTGGGCGGATTGGAGTTATCTGCAGCCGGGCGATTATTTGGTGGGGCCGGAAGGCACGGTGTTCATCGCCGCGATTGAGCCGCCGAAGCCGATGCTCGTGGTGATGACCAATGATTTGGTAAGCATGGCGCGGCCCGCGGCACCGGTGTTGGCGGGCTTGAACCAATATGGCGCGGTGCTGCCCGCAACACAGTCAATGCTCGTCGCCGGGTCTCCGGCAAGCCTGCTGGTGGGCGGGGTGGATGATCGTACCAAAGCCGGTTTGCCGGATGATACAAAGCTGCCCGGCTTTACAGCGCTTCTGCCGGCGGTGACGGGCGTGCAGCCGCGTGTGGCGGATTTGGTGACCAATGCTCGGGGCGACCGGTTCGTGGTGACGGCGGTTGAACAGTTTGGCTTCGTTTGGCGTTTATCTCTTGTGCAGGCGGTGAGCTGATGGCCGACCAAGCGGATGTGGAGACGGCGCTGGCGGCCATTGCGGCGAATGCGCTCTATCCGAACGGGACGGCCGCGGAAAGTGCCATCGGCAATGCCTGCCGGATTTATCGGGGATTCCCAAATGCGCCGGCGTTGGATGCGGATTTGGCTGCGGGTGTCGTCAATGTTTCCGTGGCTGCTGAGGAGGGGCTTTTGAAGAATGTGACGCGTTATCCGCGGCGCTGGGTCTCCGTGGCACCCGTTGCTTCGACGCTTGTCGTCAGCGTCTCCAATAATTCGGCGACGTTTTCAGGCGGCTGCGCGGTTGGCCAACTGGCCGGGGTGGTAGTGAACGACGCCGTGTACTCCTATGCGGTGCAGTTGAATGACAGCGCAGCGACAGTTGCAAGCAACCTGGCCGCGATGTTGCGGGAAGCTGGATGGCTGGTGGAATATGCGGGTACGACCGTCGGCGTACCGGGCGCGGAGCGATTTGATGCGAGGGTGGTCTATGGTGCGGGTGCGCTCCAGGAGATCAAGCGCCAGCAGCAATTATTCAAAATCTCGATCTGGTGTCCGGACCCGGCATCGCGCGACGCGGCGGCGCCGGTGATCGATTTGGCGCTGGCCGACCTCACCTTCATTCCACTTGCGGATGGCGCCTCGGCGCGGCTGGTTTTTGTGGCCAGCGCGGCACAGGATGGTACGGCCGATGCAAGCCTGTACCGGCGGGACCTGACCTATAGCGCGGAATATCCCACGACTCTGGCGCAGATGACGCCAGCGATGCTGTTTGGAACGGCGCGTGTTTCTGTCCAAGGCGTCTTGCTCAAAAATCTTCAAGCTTAAAGGAAATTCGATGATATCTCATCTGGTGGTGCTGAAACCGTTCGCGCAGTACAAGCGCGGCGACCTGATTACCGACGTACCGGCGGTGGAGAACATCCTCGCCGGACCGCAGGCGCGTTTTGTGGTCCGCATCACGCCTAAGGAGGGCTGAGCCATGCCCGTTATGCAGCAAGGTGCGATAAACACGACCGCGCTGATTGTGCCCGATTTATATGTGCAGATTGTGCCGCCGCAGACGCTGTTGCTGAATGGCGTGCCGACGGATGTTTTGGGCGTGGTGGGTACGGCGAGCTGGGGGCCGGTGGGCGAGCCAACGCTTCTTGGTACCATGGGCGATTATGCGCGAAGTTTTGGTGCGGTGATGCCGCGCAAATACGATATGGGAACGCAGGTGGCGACCGCCGTGCAGCAAGGGGCTGGAAACTTCGTGTGCGTGCGCGTGACGGATGGGACCGACACGGCGGCCTCGCTCACGGTGCTGGGTGGGATCACCTTTACCGCGCTCTACACGGGCAGCCTTGGGACGCAGCTTAGTTTGACCTTCTCTGCGGGCTCGGCCGTCAGCAGCTGGCGGCTCACGGTCTCGCTGCCCGGCATCAGCCCTGAAATATTCGACAATATCACCGGTGCCGGATCGAGTTTCTGGACCAACCTTGCCAATGCGGTGAATTATGGGAACGGCCCCTTGCGCGGGCCATCGCAGCTCGTGGTCGCGACGACACTCTCAGGAGCGACGATGCCGGTGGCTGGCGTATTCGCATTCGCTGCCGGTACGCCGGGCAGCGACGGCGCCGGCGGGGTGACCGCGGCGGCGTTGGTCGGAAGTGACTCGCTGCCGCGTTCAGGGATGTATGCCTTGCGCTCGCAGGGCTGCGCGATTGCGCTGTTGGCCGATGCGGACGACCCGACGCAATGGAGCGTGCAGACGGCGTTTGGCTTGTCCGAGAGCGTGTATATGATTCTCACCGCGCCGGCGGGCGACACGATTGCGAATGCGGTGACGACGAAGGCGGAGGCAGGCGTGGACAGCTATGCGGCCAAGCTGATGTTCGGCGATTGGGTCTATTGGTCCGACCAGGCGAACGCGCTCATCCGGCTTGTCTCGCCGCAGGGTTTTGTGGCGGGGCGGCTGGCCAATCTTTCGCCCGAGCAATCCTCGTTGAACAAGCCGCTTTACGGCGTGATCGGTACGCAGAAATCAGGCGAGCCGGGTGCGGGGACGACGACGACCTATGCGACGGCGGATCTCTCCACGCTGTTGAGCGCAGGGATTGATGTGATCGCCAATCCGCAGCCCGGCGGTTCGTATTGGGGCGTGCGGGGCGGGCATAATTCATCCTCGAATGCTGCCACAAACGGCGATAATTATACGCGGCTGACGAATTATATCGCGAGCACGCTGGCGAGCGGCATGGGCGCCTATGTCGGGCAGCTGGTCAATGCCTCGCTCTTTCAGAATATCCGCGCCACGCTGCTGGCTTTTTTGAACGGGCTGCTCTCCCAGGGGATGCTGGGCGGCACGACGAACGCACTGCCCTTTGCGGTGGTGTGTGATGCGAGCAACAACCCGCCGAGCCGGACCGGGCTCGGCTATGTGCAGGCGGATGTGCAGGTGCAGTACCAGGCGATCAACGAGAAGTTCATCGTGAATGTTCAGGGTGGCCAGACGGTGCAGGTGAGCGTGCAGACCGTTCCGGCGAACGGCTGATAGCGGAGGAAATAACATGCCGTATAACACGTTTTCGGTTGGCAGCGATTGTCAGATTGTGGTGATGGGGCCGTTCGGCCGCGTCGATCTCGCGCATGTGACAGGGTTCGAGGCGCATCAGCTGACGATTGCGGTGCGGGTGGACCGGCTGGATGGCGTGCAGCTTGGCGCGGAATTGCCGAAGGGCTGGGCGGGCACATTCTCGCTGGATCGCGGGTCTTCTGCCGTGGATGATTTCATCGCGCAGATTGAGGCGGCGTATCTCGCCGGGCAGTCGATCGGTGCCGGGACGTTATACCAATATGTGAATGAGCCGGATGGTTCGACCTCGACCTATCAGTTTAACGGAGTGGTATTCAAGCTAACGTCCGCAGGGTCGTATAAAGGCGATGCGCCGGTGACGCAGCGGCTGGATTTTTATGCTTCTGGCCGCACGAGCGTGTCATGAGCGACGTTGTAACCGATAAAGCGGGGCGGAAGATCGAGCTTCGCCGCGTTGGCGTGCTGGAGCAACTGCGGTTGTTCAAGGCGTTGGGCCCGCGACTCTCGGAAATCACGCCTTATCTGGGCTTGGCGAAAATTGCCGCTTCGGTGGCGATGATTGATGACGTGCCGGTACCGTTTCCGGCAAGCGAGGCCAATGTTGAGGCATTGCTGGAACGTTTGGGTGAGGATGGCGTGGAGGCGGTGGGGCTGAGGCTTGCCCAAGGGCGCTCCGAGAACGTGGTGGCCGAAGCGGGAAACTAGTGCGGCACCCTGAATTGGCGGATTGTTTGTATCTGGTCCGATGCGGGGTGCCTTACGATATCGCCTATGGTTTGGATGAGGCGGAACGGATGGCGTATGTCGTGACTTTCGGCACGCTGGATGGGCTGCGCTTCGATTGGAAACGACTTGCCTGGGAGGACGACCCGGCGATGGGATGATCCAGGTTCCTGCAGTACGAAGAGGTTCGAATATGAGGGATATGCGTTCCGGGGGCGAGACTGGGGATGATGCAAGCGGCATCGTTGAGAATGCGTCCTTGGATCATTCCGGCACGGTCTTCGTGGGTCCGGAAACCGTGCTCGAGCATCCGCGATCATCAAAAAATTTTCTGGATACTTTAGAGATATTCGTGAGTTCGGTGCTTACACCGCTCGACGGTCTTGGCTCGGCCCTTGGCAGGCTGGGATTATCGGTAGCGCCTTACGCGGCAGGCGGACGGCACCTCGCGTACCGTGGCGAGCCGGCGATGCCCGGTGGAGCGGATGACGATCTTCGTCCGTCGTCTTCCATCGGATCATTTGACGGTGTTTGGAAACGGTTGGGAAGTTTCCAGCGCGCGTTGGGGGAGGGTCGGGGCGCATTCGCTCAAACGGGTGAAAGCCAAATTCGGCCTGGCGCATGGATGTCCGCCATACGGGATATGCGTGATCTCTACAGGCGGGAAGCGGATCATGCGGAAGTCGGGTTAAGCCATGCGCAGCTGATGCGGATTGGCGGTGAACCCGATATGGCAACGCCTCAATGCAGCATTGGAAGCGTTGCACCTTCTGGAATCATGGCAAGGCGTGCGGGTGCAATGACCCGGCGAAGTTCAACGCCCGCTCATGCCGAGGCCGGTTCCATCGCGTTCGGTTCGGTGCATCATGGCGCTGGAAATGAGCATTCTTCGGCTGCCGATAAAATTTCAGATACAAGAAAACGCGTCATCGCGTCCGCTGCGGCGTTCGATAAGGGTTTTGAAGCCTATTTGATGCGCCAGACGCGATTGCCGCCTGCCGGAATGACGGCGTTCGATCCCCGGCTTACCCCCGCCTGGGCAGGCGTAAAACTCCCCGGTTGAGGTTTGCATGAGCAATGTAATTC